CGGTTGTAAACCGTGGAGTGGGTGTCACGAAAGGCGAAACGATTGGCTTCTGACCGTCAGGATTGCCATGGACGACCGCGACAATGCTGTTTGGCTGAGTGTCGCCCAGTGAGTTTGTACGAGCATTCAAAAGACCTGAAGTCTTAATCTCGACCTTTTTCACTGCGCCACCTACTGCCAGCTGCAGAGCATCGGCAAGGTTGCGGTTGAATGTACCAGTACCGAGGTAGTTAACCAAAACCGAATACGCCGAAGTTGGCATATACAGCACGACTTTTGCGGGATTGGTATTGGTCAACGCAATCAGGTTAAGCAACCGCACTACGTCCTTGTAAACGTTTTCAGCCGACGCATTTGAAGGCAGCGGGGCAGAAGTCGATGCAGGCTTGTAATTAAAGTTACTGATTTTCTGAATCAGCTTCGTTGGGTTTGACGCCCAGTCAGAAGCAGACGCCAGCAGAGGCGAAGCGTCAGCCGCCGAAGCAAGTGCAAGCTGAATTGCAGGAGACAGCAGACCGTAAGATCCTGACTCGCCGTCATATGCAGCATTGCCCACACCATCGACAAAGATACGCTCGCCGGATTGCATAATCTGCATTTCGACAGCTTGCATTAGTTGGTTTTGCAGCACAAACCCAGCGAGAGCAGGAGCCACAGCGCGCGCATACCCGAAAAGAGCTTGCTGCTGTTCTTCTTCGATCACAAAACCTTGTGCCTCTGTATGTGCGTTTTTGAACTCACTCAGAAGCGAGATTGACGCTAGGTTATTTGAATAAACCCGGTCATCGCCGAATGGGTTCATATCGCCAAGGCGGGTTTTGCTTGCGCCGCTGATTTCCACACGAGGCACACGGAACCGCGAAATAGCGCCCGCGCTCTGTGCAATCTCAGTAGGTGCCTGAATCGCGTCGCCCTCTTCGATGAACGAACGGACGAAAGTCAGTTGCTCCCAGAGCTGTTCAGCCAGAAAGTTCAGACCGGCGAATTGGTCGTAACCAAAGTTGCCGAAGTACGAGTTGAGGGCCACCGCTTCCGCGTTCTCAACCGGAACACCGGCTTTCATAGCGTTCTGAGCAATCGCGTTGAGCTTGTTGCGCAGACCATCGGCGAGCGATACCACGTTATCCACGGAGGCACCGCCGAATCGTTCTTTCAGGCGAGCCATTTGCTCGTTATGGTCGGCGGCATGAGCATTAGCCACAGAGAGCAGAGCTTTTGTCAGGCTCTTGTACTCTTCACGCCCAGCGGCTTCGCTGATTGGCATAAAACCTTCAGCGGCGTTTGCGCGTGCATAGGCGTTACGAACCGTCAGCCAGTTTTTGAATTTTTGTTCGGCGATCTGTGCGCCGGTAATTTTCTTGCGTGTCATTGTTTACCTCTTAGCTCAGAAGACCGGGCACGAGCTGTTGCATGAACGCATAGCCGCTCTTAAGCTGATTTGATGCCTGTACACCGGGTGTACCGTAATAGGCCCGCGCGTTGATTGCGACGTTTGCGCCGCCGCCCACTGTGGCCGCTGCTTGCCCGTTCGGGTTTGCATAGACAAGACCACCTGAGGCAGGAGCTGCACCCGAAGCAGTAGGAACCTGATACACAAGGGCATTATCCGAAACCACTGCACAAAAGTCACCAATGGCAACACTGCCAACGGCCTGGTTTACTGCACCGCTGTTCTGAGTCGAAACTTCAAGGACGCCAACGCGAATCACAGCGTATGTGCTGTATTCGTCGCCATCGTATGCTTTCGCGCCGACGACTGCAATTTGCTTCTTAGTGGTAGTCTCTTCTTGAATTGATACTATAGTACCAATGGGGAACTCTTGGAGAGTCGCTGCGGCGTTCGCATAAAGGCGGAGACCGTCAATTCGACGCGGGTCATACTGCACCGCGCCGCGCTTGGGGTTTGTTTCGCCTATGCCAAGTACTGTACCCGCCATTAGAATACACCGCCCGGAACGGGTTTAGCGTTCTCTACTTTTACCGCAGTTTTGCTTTCGATCTCTGCGAACTTTGCGTTTACAGCGGTGATGACATCGGCACGGCTTTCGGCCTTGATTCCGGCCAGCGCGGCCAGTGTCTCAAAAGAAGGAGTGCGGCCTTTGAAGTCTGCGTTGAAGGCAGTTACAAACGCGCCGACGAGCTTTTGAGAAGGAACCGCGTTTTCGAGTGTCGCCGGCTCTTCTTTTTTCTCTTCGTCTTCGTTCTTCACTTCCTCTTTCGCCTCTTCGTCCTTGACGTTTTCGGCTTTGCCTTTTTGCAATTCCTCAACGGCATTCTTCAGGGCGTTTACGGTTTTTTCGAGCTGTCCCATCCTGTCTTCAGAATTTTTAGCTGTCAAAACCTCCTTCACCGTATTTGCGACAAGTGCCGCAAGTTCTTTTTGGTCCATGTTTTTTACCTCTGGTTTATTTGCGGTGTTGCCGCTTAATGTGCCGAGCGAGTTTATCGCTACGGCGTTTATGATTTCAATTTTGTTGTCTGGGTCTCTGACGTAAGGGGCCAATGTGACATGAGTCGCGCGGAGCTTGGTAGCTACAGCATTAAACTGTTGCCCGTCCGGTGTCACGCCTTCGCGAACTTCCAACCCATGAACGTCGATCATGGCAGATGCGCCAAATTCTGGAGTTTGGAAATTTGCCCGAACGTATGCGGATTCTTTCGCGCCCTTGACTACACCTTCAATTATCGCTGCTTGCTCTGCCTCGTCGTACCGAACAATACGCGGCCAGCCGTCGATTTTTTTATCCTGCTCATTGGTAGAGGCATTGTGTCCGCCAAGGATAATCGGCGAATTTTCCAGCGACTTCAAAAACTCCGCGTCGCCTACCGCTTCGGGCGGGTAGTAAAGACGAACCTCTTTCCCGGCTAAACTTTCATTTTTTGTCGTGAGTTGGCCGGGGGCGTAATTTAGGACGCCAACCCGCAAGGCAGGAACAGAAAAACGCAGCGTCTCAATCCGTTCGCCTGAGTCGTTCTTGACTGTTGCCACTGGCTGAGAAAACCCCTTAACAAACGCCGCCGCGTCGGTAAGGAATTTTGCTGCGTGTCTTGCTATATCTTGAAGCACTTGCCCGCGTCCTGTTCGTTATGTCGCATTACGTCAACCGTTTTTTACTTTTTTTCGTGTACCCGGTAGCGCAACAATGGCCGCTCTCTGTCGGGCGCAATGTCAGCAAAGCATCTGCACCCCCAATCGGTGCCCGGATTCCCCGTGTGGATATTCCCATATTTATCGATCGTCGTTGGCGGGTCATCAAACAAAAAACACTTTTCGTTTAGCTGTTCGTGCGTGTTCCTGACTCGGCTATCTTGCTGCGTACGCCAAAAGTACCTGTCGCCGTTTTGCTTTAGTACAGCTTCATTGATCCGCAAGCCAAAAGCGAACGCCTCTTCATCCCCTACTTGTTCTGCCTTTTTCTCAAAATTCGCTCCAAACGAAAACCCGCGCGTCAGATTCTCGCCCCTTTGCAAGCCGTAGATTTTGCGCAGAGTCTTCTGCACGTCGGCATATTTGTCTTTCGTTAGCTTTTCAAACTCTTCTGCGGCAAGCTTTTCTTTTTTTGCCTGAGCTATTACCCGGATGGTTTCCTGTGTTGCCACCTGCCGCCGCATCCATTCAGCCACTTTGCCATCGATTGTCCCCCGATAGACTTTTATACCCTTTCGGTCGTAATACTGCTCTAAAGCGTGCCGGTATTCCCGTGCGAATAGATCGGCCTCTTTCCAGTATCGGGCGTCAGTCTCTTTTGCAGGAGCCTTGCGCCATACGGCAGACGCGAATCGCCGAACCGCATTTTTCCACCGTGGCGCGAACTTCTTAAAAACGTCTGTCACGTCAGCGGATTTTCAAGTCTTGACCCGCCCGCTGCGTCGCCCTGACCGGCGTTGTCGTCGCCATCGTGGTCAGGTTCAAAATCAAGGTTCGCCTCCCCGTCTAACAGTTTTTGACGCTTGAACTCATCAGCCAGCTCTGAATATGACCGTTGCCGTATAAGGGTTTCGGTTTTTTTAGATTTCAGGTCGGCTTTTTCCGCTTCGGTTTCGTCATAGATATTTTCAAAGTCGATCTTGTACCGCTCACCGGCAAACTGCTTTAACTCGTCGTCATGGCGTACCGCTGTATCAATAATAAACTTGAGCATCGGCTTAATCTGAGCAATTTGATACCGAGCCCTGACTGTTTCATTGGTGCTCGCAATCTGGAAAGCTGCCTGTGAGTAGTTGGAATTACCACCCCCAAAGAAGTACTCAGGGGCAACGCCCGTCAGTATACCAACAAATTCCTTGAACACAGACGCTATATCCGCCGTCCCCGGTGATATATTGTTATTGAGTATGTCCAATGTTGCGCCACGCGGCTGCTCAATCGGTGTAGACACCCCCATGGTCTGCGATAGCCTTTGGAGCTGCGCGCGCATCCGGGTAAGCATAGTGTCGGTCTGCATGTCCCCTTCCATTTTCTCAATAAGTACCTGAGACCGGACAAGAAGAGTCTTCAAGACCCCAACATACAGATTCCATGCTGTAGCCGCGTCTTTGATCTGTGGCACGCGGTTTTTGCCTACGCCATACAGGGGGTCAAACCCCGGACAGAGAAAGAAGCATGTCGAGCCGTGAACCAATGACGCACCGAGGCAATATATCTGACCGACTCGTGTTGCGCTGTAATCGGCTGTGATTGTGGCGTACCCATGAGAAAGCCCAAAAGAAAATTGCGTGTCGTTGAAAGCGTTTAGTTTAATCCTGCCATCTTGCAGAACAGGGACAATTAACGCGCCGCGAGCTGACAGCGAGGAAAAAAACACTGCATCACGCATAACGCTTTCGGCTTGAACACGCTCTAAAAATCCTTCTATTGCTTTCTGGAATTTCTCATTTTTAGTCTCAATGATTGCTGGCTTTTTGAATGCGAGCTCAATTGGCTTGTCTACCATTGGGGCCAGTGTTGGTATAGAAAAATACGAGGCAAGATTAACCCGGTATGGCGTGTAGTCGATATAGCTGGAGAGTAAAGACGGGTCACCGGCAACATTGATCTTGACTGCCCCGTCAGCATAGACAGAGTTATAGGCTGTGGCGAAATTTTCCTCTGCTGCCCCTG